CATGCCATTCTGGAGAGTGTGTGGATGCCTTTATCTTCTCAATAGATTCTTTGTCCTGCCAATGATTCAAATATCCATTCAAAGAAGTGCTCATGTTTCAAACCTCACCTGATTATTTTTAAGTCCTAAACTTAAACCCTCAAGAACATCTTGAGGATCTTTAAAGACTAAAAAAAACTTGCATCTAAAAAATAGATTGCATACATATAATTATTATATGGTTCTTGTTCATGTTTTGTCTAACCTGGAAGTGCTTGATTTTATTGATGTCGGCTTGTAAGTTCTTGATGCACACTGTCTCTTGACACACATTTATTGACTCCCTTAGATTGGAGGGAGAAAGAGAGGGAGGTGCATCCAAGCAACAAGCACAATCCCTGAATCACTCAATACAAAATCCAAAAAACAATTCAAATTAGTTGGTGGACAAACACTTGCTCACTGAAAGTGAGTGAGGGCATGATGCCCGAATGTGCAGTCACCCATCATCAGGATGATGATTGTCTTGATACTCCAAACACTGCAGAAATAAGAAAGGCAATTGAATTTTTATCTTTGGATTGGTATTGTCTGACTCAGTAAATCATCAAGCACTTGGACAATAGATGAAAAATTTTCAGACTGGAAGACCATGTGTTGCATGTGGAATAGAGGGAGATGGAGTTGTCTGTCTTCATCATGTTAAGAGCAGAGGATCTGGTGGATCAAATCATCCATCCAACCTGATGCCATTATGTCAGATTCATCACAATCAAATTCATGCAAATGGAACTTGGATCATGAGCAAAATTTTCAGAGGTGTCAGAGATTGGTTGGATATAAATGGATGGATCTTAGATGATACATATTCAAAATGGTGGAGTCCCAACAATTAAGTTGCAAACATTCTGTCCCTATGGTTTATTTAAATCTCAATAACATTCAGAGAGGTTTGAAACATGAAGAGAGTCTCACTCATAAAAACATTTTTTTTAATTGGCATAAAAAACTTCATCATGTGCTTGATGCTGCTTCATGGTTTTAAAATATTTCCAGACTATCAACTCCAATTTTTTATTGTGATGCTTGTTCTCTTGTTCTTAACTGCATCCAACTCAGATCTTGCCAACACAAAAAGATCTATGGATAAAGACATCCTTGATGCAACCAATAGACTGTTTGAGAAACTTGGTGGAAAGTTATGATTCACGTAAACAATAGAGAGGACTTCAACAAGTATCTGAGAAATAACTTCAATGAAACTGTTTCAGTTGGGATACTTCTTGATGAGGTGGACACACTTAAAACAGATCTTGAATGGTTGACATCAAAGATCTTGGAAGTGATGTATGCATATTCGGATGAGACAATCTCAAGAGTGAATGAGATCAAGGAGAATCTAAAATGAAGAAATCACCATTGGAAATGTTGTATGAACAATTTGGGGAGAAAGTATTCACATATTATCTCTTGGAGTTATTTTCCACAATAAATCCAAAAGAATTGAAACCTTTTTTGAAAGGAACAGACTACAAAGATCTCATCTGGTGCTCATTCATGTGGGGAAACACTGAGAAAGGTCATCAATATTGGAGTAAGATTGCATGGGGGATCTATGACAATGTAATGGTCAGTCACAAAAGCAAGAAGTCTGATCATAAATGATTTCAATCTCTGGAACATTGTCTGGAGTCCCAAGATCCCAAGAGTAAGTCTCACCATTGTCAAGAGAGTGGTCCTCACCTTGCTCATCATTGCTTTCATACTCTTCTTGGTATTCTTTCAGCATCAAGTCTGACAGGAAATCTGCTTGTGAGTGTGAGGAAATTGTGATCAAGAGAAAGATCATCCACATATAAAAAGGATAATTGCTCACCCAATTGCTTGTCCAACACATTCACTTAAAGTTTGACAGATCTGATCCACCAAAGAGATGATCCTTGAAAGACAGTTTCGATGACTAATTATCCAAGCATCAACACTTTGTGAGATCCCTTAAAAAAGGATCTCAATTTTATTATTCATTCCATTCAACTTGAGTGATCCTGATAACAGGTCAACAAGGAGACATGGATGCCAACTTTTGTCATGGTCTATGGAAGAAAGATCCCAATCAGATACATAAACAAAGACCAACTCAATGAATACATCAATGGTGCCGAGGGATTGTGGGACACATACACAAGGCAAATCTACATCAACAAGGAAGCACCAAAGTGTGTTCAATACTACTACATATACCATGAGATGGGACATGCGGTCATGACATACACAGGCCTTGATCAGATCCTCTCTGCAGAACTGCAGGAAGTAATTGTCCAATCATTTGCAACCATGTTTGAGGATGTGGTGAAACAAAAGACCAAGTTCAAATGACTGCACAAGTCATTTTCTTTCCAACAACATACCAACCAGATGATGAGACAGTGAGGAAACTAATTTTCTTCCAAGAGCAATACATCCTTTATCACAAGGATCTTGAGAACAAGATGAGACATCTATCCAGAGGTGAGCAATATCTTTTTAAGGAAAGATCTCACAATGCAGTCAGAGACACATGGAGGATCTACAAAGGTTTTAAGGATGAGTCCATCTTTCCCAAAGCTGAATCACTTTGAGATCCAGTTTCACAGATCTTTCTTCTGTGATGAACTTTCCAGATGCCTTGGAATAGTATCTCAACCATACTTTTGCATATTCTTTTGTCTTGAATCTGATCTTGTGGATCTCAACATACATAGAATTTTGGGTGATATGATAAAAACCTTTCATGAGAATAGTTGACAACACTCACAACAAAAAGGGAACATCTAATAATTGGATAGTGAATACTGTCTGATGAAAATAATTAGATGATGAATATCATCCAAGGATCAGATGATTTTTAATTGCTCACACACTGAATTGGTGGACATCCACAAAGTCCAACCACACCCAAAAAATCCCAACAAACATCCTGCAGCACAAATTGAAAGACTCGCAAAGCTCATTGACTATCAAGGACAGAGACACCCAATCATCATCTCAAAGAGATCTGGTTTTGTTGTTGTTGGACATGGAAGGCTTGAGGCAATGTGGAAACTTGGATGGAAACAAGTTGCAGTTGACTATCAGGATTTTGAAAGTGAAGCACAAGAATATGCATTTGTTGTTTCAGACAATGCAATAAGTGAATGGGGAGAATTAGACAGACTCATGATCACTGACAAACTTACTGAGCTTGGACCTGAGTTCACAAATCTTGAGTTGCTTGGAATGAAGAACATTGAATCATTGAAAGATGTGTTTCTTGAAACTCCACCAACTGAGTCTGCACCAAATGGAACCAGACTCACTCAATGTCCTAATTGTGGTGAAGAGTTTAACCATAAAGGGAATGAGAAAAATGGGTGAATCAATCAAGAAGAAACATGAAAGACAGAACTTGCAAAAACAAGGAAGACCAGAGGCATCCATAGACAAGACTCAATTTGAAAGTATGTGTCAGATACATTGCACACTTCCAGAGATTGCAGGTGTTTTTAAAGTCAGTGAAGACACAATCCAGAGATGGACCAAGAAAACATATGACAAAACATTTGCGGTGGTGTGGAGTGATTTTGCATCACAAGGAAAGATGTCACTCAGAAGAGAGATGTTTAAGAAAGCACTTGGTGGAAATGGTTCAATGCAGATCTGGTTGGCAAAGAATCATCTTGGCATGAAAGATAGAATTGAAACAGGTCTTGATGACAATACAAATGAGACAGTGAAACTTGCATATGGACTGCCTCCAAAGGAAGACAAATGAAAAAAGCAAAGACAGTTGAAAGCATTCTTGATCAAGCTCTTGCAAACCTGTCAGTGATAAACTCTCCAACATATGCAAGACAGTTGAACATCAAACTTGCAAAGGTTGATCTTGAGGAACAACATTGGGTGCATCAATGCACTATCATAAAAATATTTAAAGACTCAACCAAAGCACCAGAGAGAAAGGTTGCATCTGCATTTGGTATCTCAAAGACAGAGATCAATCGAATGATGCAGATCATGACAGTTGGATCTGCAGTAAGACTTGCAGCATACAAGAACAACTGTGAGAAATATGTCTTGGTTGTGTTGTCCAAGATCAAAGCAGGTAAGGTGAAAGACAAGATCATCAATGGTGTCTTGGATGGATCAATCACAAAGTACAGTCAAGTAAAGGGTATGAAATGAACCATGATGCAAAACTAATCATGATTTGCTTTCTTGTTTCATTACTTAGTGTTTTGATGAGACTTAGATTGTGAAGACAATCATCAATGTGAATTACCAATGACTGACAATTGGAACTTCATGAGAGACAAACCATCCAAGTGGGACAAGACTCCAGAGTTCAATCCGATAAAGTACATGGCATTATGTTGTCACACAATTATATTCTCAAGAAGACAGGGACAAATGTGTTATTGCAAATGTGGTGCTGCATATGTTGATCAGTCAATCTACTATGAGAGAGGATCTGGAAAGCTTGAGGAAGTGAAAGAGTCACCAAGTGAGTGATGTTCAAACATCTGTTCCAACCATCTCTGAGTTCAATCCCTATCTTGTACCATACCAGATCAAAGTCATCTCTCTCATCAGACAGGAATACAACTATAGCTTGGGACCATTGGAAATTTTATTAAGTGGCAGTGTGGGGAGTGCAAAGTCATTGCTTGCATGTCACATTATTGCAACACATGTTTTATTGAACCCAAGTGCAGGTGTGTTGATTGGCCGTAGAACATTAAAGGATCTCAAGAATACTATTTGGGACATGTTGCTCAAACACTATCCATATCTGAGACAGTTCTGGAACAAGTCAGAGATGACAATAAGACTTCCATCTGGTGCAGTGATTTATGGTGTGTCTTGGGATGATGGAAATTATGACAAGTTCAGATCATATGAGTTGTCCTTGGCAGTCATTGAAGAGTTGACTGAGAATGATGACAGGACATTTTATGATGAGATCAGGATGAGAGTTGGGAGAGCAAGAGCAAAAGAGAATCTTGTTTTAAGTTTGACCAATCCAGATAGTCCACACCATTGGGCATATGGTCACTTCATTGAGAATGGATCTGAGACAAGGAGAGTGTTCTATTCAAAGACTGAACAAAATCCATTTCTCCCCACTTGGTACATTCAATCACTTAAAAAAAACTTATCAGAAAAATTATCTCAGAGAATGCTTGAGGGACTTTGGATTGAGTTGGACTCTGACAGAATATATTATGCATTTGAGGACTCATACAACTTCATTGATAAAGACTATGAGTGGGATTTTAAGTTGCCTCTGGATCTGATGTTTGACTTCAACAACTCCAAAGCAGGAAAACCAATGTCAGTTGGTGTTGGTCAATCCAGAAATGGAGTGTACCATATTGCTCAAACATTCATCATTGCAGGACTTAGAACTCTGGACATGTGTGATGAGATTGCAGATGCAGGTTTGTTGGATCTCCCATTTCCAAGTGTGAGAGTCTATGGTGATGCAACTGGAAGACATTCAGACACAAGGAACAATCGTTCTGATTGGGATCTGATTGAGGGATTCATTGCCAACTATACAAACAAGACAAATAAAAAGAGACTTGAATATGAGATTGAGGTTGGTCTTTCAAATCCACCAATCAAGTTCAGACACAACACTCTCAATGGACTGTTTAGGAATGCACTTGGACAGACATTCATCTTTATATATCGGCAAGCAAAGGATGCTTGCAAAGGTTTCAGACTCACTCAATACAAAGCAGGTGCAAAGCTAATTGAGAATGATGACCTGAGAGAACAGCATGTGACAACTGCCATTGGATATTATGTTTGTAGAAATAAATTATCCAGTGAGGACATTGCACCACTATCCATTTCATAATTAGAATGCAAACATATTCAAAGACAATAGGAGATACAAAATGAGTGAACTGATATTAGACATGGCAACCATCACAAGCATTGTTTCAGACATTGAGTTGGAAGAGAACATGTTAAGAAAGAGAAGATCATGGAACTCTGAACTGATCAGGACTGGAAAGCTCAGGCCATTTGTTGAGATGAAGATCAAAGAGATGTATCCAAAGACACATGCCATGTATTCAATCAGTGACTATTCGATTTTAAATAAGATTGTAAACAAGAAAGCAAAAGCATACAAAGAGTCACCAGTCAGAAAGATCAAGGATGCTGATAAGTCATCTGAGATCTACAATACTATTTGCAAGAGATACAATCTCAATCAGGCAATGCACCAATTGGACATCACATACAACGAGAACAAGTATGGAATGATTGCTGCAATGATGGACAGAGAAGTTGGACCAACATCAGGATCTCCAAAGTATTACTGGAAGTTCTACTCTCTTGCACCATATGAGTTTGATGTTGTCAGAGATGAAGATGGTTGTGTTGAGTGTGTCATCCTATCTTATCCATCAAGATCTGTGACTGGATCTGGAGATGGTCATGATGCAAAGATTGCTGAACTCGGAAAGTCAGATGAGAAGTCTGATGAAAGACAGTATGCATTCTGGACAAAAAATCAGCATGTTGTTGTCAAAGTTACAGGAAGAGAGAAAGATAAAACAAAGAACAAGGTTGAGGTTGTTGCAGTTGATGGAAATCCAAATGGGTTGAATCCATATGGTGTCATTCCATTTGTATATGTCCCAATGGATTATGATTCAAACTTTCCCAATCCATCACCTCTCCCACACCAAACAGTTGAGTTCAATGCATTGATGTCTGTTTACTTAACATCAGCAAACATGCAGGTTGGTATTCTCAAGATCACAAGACCTGAGAAACAAAAGATCTCAATTGCATCTCAATCTCTATACACTGCCATTGAAGTTCCTCAGTCAAGTAAACCAGAGGACAAACCAAGTGACATTGATTTCATCTCACCAACTCCAAACATGAGTGGTCATAGAGAGGCAATCACAACTTATCTTGCAACCATCATGGATGAGCAAGGTGTCTCATCAAATCAATTGATCAATCCAACTGAGAACTTCTCATCTGGTTTTGATAGACTTCTTGCTCAAGCAGACATCCAAGCCTTGATTGAAGAGAACCAAGAACTGTACTCAAGAGTTGAGGATCAGATCTATAACATTGTAGCAACTCAAATGAGTGTTGTTGCAAAAGACAACTCACTTCCAATTGATAAGTCAGAGTCAAACTTTCAAATTGTATACAGAAAACCAAAGGTCATGTTGAGTGACAATGAGAAACTTGCAAACCTTAAAGCAATGAAAGATCTTGGCATATGGCCTGATTGGGAATTGGTTCAAATGTATGATCCAAACCTTTCACCAGATGAAGCAAAAGCGAAACTGCAAGACATCCAACAATCAAAGGTTGATATGGCAATGCAGTTCACAGATCCAACAAAAGTCTTCAATGGTGCACAAGTGACATCCATTGTTGATGTTGCAACCAAAGTTGGACTCGGACAACTTACATTTGAGGCAGGTGTGAACATCCTGATCACTTCATTTGGTATACCAGAGGATCAAGCAAAAGCAATGATTCCTGCAGAGGGATCAGTTGAAGCACTAAGTAAACCTGCACCAAGCTTTGGACCTGCATGATTGAATTAGACAAGACAACATTTGATCTTGAGTTTGATTTGAGTGATGTCCCAAGAAGTGACAGGAAGACTGCACTCAATGATGTTGCAGCATATGTGATTGAAGAGATCCTCAACCATGTGGGACAGGGAAAGTCACCTGTCTCTGGTGTTAAGGACTTTAAGAAACTTAATGAGAAGTATGCAGACAAAGAGAAAGGTGGAGACAGACTTGCAAACTTGGATCTCACTGGTTCAATGTTGGACTCACTGACATTCAAGAGGAAAGGTGAAACTCTCACTATTGGGATCTTTGATGAAGATGAAGCACCAAAGTCACATGGCCACAACACTGGTGGTGGAAACCTCCCCAAAAGACAGTTCATTCCTGATGATGGGAAAGGACAGTATCTCAAGAAAGATATTCTGAGAGGGATTGATCTGATCATATCTGAGTACATTGACAACAACTCAAACAGTGAGGAAGAGTGAATGGCAAAGAGCGTTAAGGGAATGCTTGAGAAAGCTTTGAAGGATAATCTCAAGAACATCAAGAAAGAGTTTTGGTTTTATCTTGGGATTGAAAATCTCCCAAAGCTCATCACTGATGTCATCAGAAGAGGGATCTCACCTGTACTTGGTGCAACTGCAAGACTTAAAAAATACTCTCAATCATACATTGATCAGATAGATGGAAAGATAAAGTTCTTCACTGGAAAGAATGGACAGAAGATTGCAATCAAACCTGACTATGTTGAAAGCTCATCAATAAGTATCAACAAAAAAACTGGTAAGGTGAGAAAGACAGGTGTGAAGCAGACAGTTGGTTTCTCCAAAGGTCTTGGATACAACAAAAAGAAATCACCAGTCTCAATGGAACTGACAGGGGACATGTTCAAAAGTCTTGAATTTAATTCAAGGACTGGAACATTGATTGCTCATGATCCCAAGTGGGACTGGCATAATGATGGAGTTCCAGAAAATAATCTTCCAGAAAGAAGACTCTTGCCAAACAGGAAGGGAGAGAGTTTCAATAGACTAATACAAACAATCATCACAGATGCACTTCAAAGGGCAACTGGTAAAGAGACAAACAAAGTGAAGAGACTTATCAAAGTAAACTTCAATTTTAAATGAAAGTTGACAGGTCACAATATTGTGCACCAAAATAGGAGAGAAGCATGTCGGTTGAACAACCACAAGTGAAACCTGAACAGGTAACACCATTAAAACAAGAAACAGAAAATGATGTCGAGAGACTTAAAGCAACCAACGCAAGGTTGTTGGAAGAGTCCCAATCTTACAAGGATAAGTTTAAAACTGCCTTGAAAGAGAAGGAAGAACTTGAGGCAAAGAAGATTGCTGAAAGTGGAGACATTGCAGCACAACTGGATCTTGCAAATAAACGTGCTAAAAAGTTTGAGGATGAACTTGGACAGACAAAGAAAAAAGTTGTCACCCAAGCAGTGAAAGACAAGATCAGCAAGTATGCAGGTGATGTCTACTCACTGGATGAGATCATGTCAAAGCCAAGTCTGAAAGAATTTTTGAGACAAGGTTTGGATGAGGACAGTCTTGATTTCAATGATGAGAGTGCAAAAGCTTTTGTTGATGAGGTTAAGAAAGAGAGTCCACATCTTTGGAGATCTCAAGGTCCAATTGGTGCACACACTGCAAAACCAAATGGTGGAGTTGGTGTCACTGGAACAAATGTGGACATCTCAAAGATGAGTGTTGCAGAGATGAAAGAATATATGACAAAGAATTTTAAATAAGTTTTAACAAAACAATTTCCTTGGGAGGAAACAATGGCCGATGTAATTATTGCAAGTGCTGCAACTGGACCAACAAAACAAGAGATGATCACTGCTCTTGCTCAGAAAGAACTTAAATTTTCTGCTATCCTTTCAGGATATGCAAAAGATGTTTCAAGCTTTGCTGTTAAGGGATTGAAGTCAATCTCTTTCCCAAAACTCACATCTTTCACAGTTGGAGAGCGTGGTTCTGGTGTGACTCTTGATAGTCAGGGATTAAATTCAAGCGTGGACCAATTAAATTTAAATATCCCTGCATATTTAAAATGGATCATAGACATGAACGATGAAGTCCAGTCAACTCTTAATTGGGAAATGGAAACAGTATCTCGTGCATCAAGTGCTCATGGAAGATACTTTGATTTAAAAATCATTGCTGAATCTCTTGCAACTGGTGTTGAGCATGCATCTGCAGGTGACATCTCTCGTGATTTCATTCTTGCAGGAAGAGAATACATCAAGAAGAATGAAGGCAATCTTTCTGAGACAACTATCTTTGTTGCAGTTGATCAGATGACTGCACTTCTTAAAATTGATGAGTTCACCCGTGCAGAAATTTATGGATCTGCAGTGATTCCAAATGGCCAGATTGGTAAGTGCTACGGAATGAATGTTGTTGAACATAATGGTCTTGCTGATGGTGAGTATTACATGTCAACAAAAGATGCGGTTGCATATGGTTTTCAGAAAGAACCAAACTTTGCATCTCAGTTGGATGTTGATCTTGGATCTGCAAGTTACAAGAATGTCATGGATTGTTTGTATGGTGTTAAGGCAGTTCAAATTTCTGAAGGCAATGCACCTGCTACTAAGTCTCCACACATTTTCCGATTCAAAGCATAATGAATCAACTGTTTCCAAACTTCATTGAATCTGAGTCCTCAAGGGGACTCAGATCATTGATGCTGCAAACATCTTTAAAATTGGGAGGGACTGTGAAGTTCTTCTCAATTTACTTTGACACAACTTCAAAGATGCACATTGCTTGGTTTTATGATAATTTTGAGAATATTCAATTGCAAGAAAAAGGGATGATCAATGAAGGGAAACATACAGGAAAGAGAGTATGACAAATTCAGGGATGCAACAAATGAAAAATCAAAAGTTGCAGTGATTATTGAGCAAGATGTCCCTGTACCGATTGATTCATCAGGTGTCAATTGGGATGAAATAATCACAACATTCCCAAGTAATATACAAGAACTTTACACATACAAGAAAAATACAAGCATTGTCCAAACTGTTCTTGTTCAGTATGAAAACAGCAACAAGAAAAATATTGTTTATATAAACAAAATGAGGGCTTGATGCCTTGGCAGTTTGATCCGAATGCAGTTGATATTGTTTTTATTGTGTCAACAATGGAACAAATAGTATCTGGTTCAATAGATTTTGGTGACAATGCTTTAAGTGATCTTGCAATTGATGTTGGGCAGAGAGAAAATGATACATCAATACTTGATTCAGGATTAAGGATTATAGATGGCAATATTTAAAGCACCAAGAATTACAAGCCAACAAAGGATTTCAATTTTGTTCGATGCAAGTGAGATTGTTTTTGATGTGGATGAGTCTGTTTTCTATGGTGGAAATGGAATTGATTTTGGTGGATTCAGGATTGGAGAGGGATCTTCTGGTTCTGTTTATAATTACACACTCATAAATGAGGATATTATAAACAAATTCATTGTCCTGCCAATTGAACCATATAGACCAATAAATGTCAGATTGAATGTTGTTGGTGGTATTGAGCAAGTCAATGGAATTGATTTCTCTGTATCAGGTGATATACTTTCATGGAATGGTCTTGGATTAGATAATTTTTTAGAAGCAAATGATACTTTGATAATTCAACTTTAAACAAGGATAGGTTTATGTCTCAGAAAATCAAAAAGAAGTTTCTCTCTGATGAGATCATCAATTACTTTGACAATCAAATTGATGCCGTAGAACTAAGAACCACCAGTAATGAAAGTGATTTAAACTCTCTGGAGAGTGAGATTGATCAGGAAAAATTAGACAGAGCATCTGGAGACTCTGCTCTTCAATTACAAATTGATTCCTTAAATGGCACATTTGCAACTGATAGTGAATTAGCCTTGGCGGTGTCAAGTCTTCAAAGCTCTATTGCTTCAGAAGCTTCTTTGAGACAGTCAGAAGATCTTTTATTGGATGGCAAGATCAACATTGAGAAGGGCCGCATTGATGCCATTCTCACTGGTGCATCTGCAGACTTAGATAGCTTTGCCGAGGTGGTTGCCTTAGTAAATTTAATAGACACAACCAATGACCAAGCTTTTGCAGGATATGCTTTACAAAATGATGCTAAGGTATCTGCATTAGAATCTGGTCTTTCTTCTGAAATCTCTTCTCGTCAATCTGCAGATGCTCAAGGTCTTGTAGATGCAAAAGCATATACTGATCTTAAGATCTCTCAAATCCCTCCAACTGATCTTTCAAATTATTACAACAAGTCAGAAGTTGATGCAAAAGATGCATTGATTTCTTCTGATCTTTCTAGTCTTGATGTTTATGCTCAAGATCTTAGATCAGACCATGATGGTTTAGAGGTTTATGCCCAAGACATCAGAAGTGATCTTGACTCTCTTCAATCTGCTTTTGATGCTCAAGTTGATGGTCCCTCTTTCAATAAAATGAAAGTTGTCATTTCGTCTGAGCTTGCATTCATTGATCTTGCACATTCAGCAATTGAAAATTCAGTTGTTGTATGTGTTGGAAGATTGATGGCACACAAAGACGAAGATTTTTCTTTGTCAGTTGTTGGTGGAGTTTCTCGTCTTACTTGGATTGGTTCTATGGCAAATCCAAGTGGTGATGAGAAGATTGAAGCAGGTGACAGTATTTTTGTGACTTACGCTTATTAATTACTTTAAGGGAGATTAAAATCATGACAACATTATATGTGAAAAAAGATGGATCTGGTACTCATACAGAGATTCAGTCTGCTATTTATGACTCTGTGAATGGAGATCAAATCTCTATTGAAGCAGGACTCTTTGATGAAAACATTGACTTGTATAAAGCAGTAAGTCTTACAGGTGCAGGAATGGCATTGACAACTGTGAATGGTACTTTCAAGACTGCCGTATCTTTGTCTGGTGTAAGAACTTTAAATTCAAATGTAGTCACATTCTCAGGTGGAACAACTGGACTCAAAAAAGGGAGAGTTGTTTCTGGAACTGGTATTGCTACAAATGCAAGGATAGCAAGTGTAAGTTCTAATAGTATTACTCTTTCTGCCAATGTGACATCTGCAGGAACCTCTGCAGTTATCATGGCCCAACAAAGTGATGCTTGCATCAGAGTTCGTGGTGATGGCTTAAATAGTATTATTTCTGGAATTAAATTCATTGGACACAATGGTCCTAATCCTGAAAGTCCATCCGTTGAGTATGCCACAATTTATTTTAGAAACCTTGGACTTGGATCATCTCCATCTACAAATTGGGAAATGAAAAACTGTGAATTGGTTGCTGCAGGTGAGTATGCTATCCTTACTGATGCTGCCTCTGGTGTATCAAACATCAATATCAACAACTGTAAAATATCTGGACAAACATTTCTTGGTTCAAATCCATCATCAGGAAACCAGTTCTCAGTTGCAAATGTCCCTCGTCAACTGGTCACGATTCAGTCTGCAAACACTGGAGTCATGAGATTCATGAACAACACTGTCATGGGTGTGACTGGTGGACTTACAACTTTGGGTGCTGCTTCCTTCAATACTGCAGTAACTATTGATGCACCAAATTCTATTGTGACTGGTAACACAATCAATGGAACTCATGGGTATGGATATGCCTTGAGAGTCAGAGGTGCAGGATCTACGGCAGGAAGCAACATCAACTACTCTTTGCCAAGCAATGCCAACTCTGGTTTCTTAATTGGACCAACTGGATCTCAAGTTTCTGGAATTAACATAGGAACAAACACATCCATTGTTGCCTTGCTTGTTACCGCATCTCAAGCTCAAGCAGGATCATATGTGAGTATTGCTTTTGATAAAACTCAGTTGAAAGCAATTTCATCGGTTTTAGGTGATGCTATATTCTCTCAAGAATCCAACTGGAACATTGTTGGTGTAGTTTACAAGAAAGATTCAAAGAGAATGACTTGTGGTTTTAAAGATTTTGCGGAAAGTAAATCAATGAAGTTGGGATCTGGATTGTCTGGTGAGACATTCCAACTTCACAAGATAATTATCTCAAAATCAGATAGGACTTTAAAGGTTGTTAAAAGAGAAGAGATTTCTGGTGCATCTAGTTTTGATGTAATACTAAAATAATTCAAGAGGGTGAAGCAGTTCACCCTCTATTGAATAGAATTTAAAATAGTTAAAGGAATATAGATGCTAAAAATTGAATTTGAAATGAGTGATTTATCAATACAACAATCAAGATTTGAGTTTGTTGCAATCTCTCTTGAGTTTGATGGATCAAAAGAAATGGTTGTAAGTTATTACAAACCAATCAACTCACTATTTTTCAATGTGGCAAAGCAAACAATCTCATCAAAGATCTCAATCAAATATTACAATGGAACATCTTTTGTACCAGTGACATGGTTGAAGGATCTCACATTTGGTCTATCTTGTGCAGGACATACATCTTGGGATAGAAACCAATTGACTGAGACAAAGACTGGTGGAGTATATCAATACAAAGTGACAATCACTGAGACAGATGGATCTCCACTCATTGCACCAATCACATGCTCATTCAAAGGTATCAACCTTGTGTTCTCCGATGACTATGACTTGGTTGAAGAGTATCCAAGCATCTTGCAACATCTTCCAGATGGACAGGAAACATTCATCAGATTTCACTCAGCATCAAGAGATGACATTCTGACAGATCTTAAGAACTCAGGAATAGTTATCAATGGGCAGGATAAAAAGAAACAATTGGATCAATGGGATCTTCTTGATATTGATGAAGTGAAAGAGGCATCAAAGTTCTCCACACTCTCAAAAATATTCTCTTGGTTGTCAGATGCAGAGGGTGACAAGTTTGATCAGCTCTCATCTAAGTATCAAGCAGAGGCAGGGGAGTCACTGACACCACTTATCTCTATTGATGATGATGATGATGGGATCTCTGACTCTTCAGAGGAAGTCCAACCAAACACAGTTTTTGTTGGGAGACTTTAAATGAGTGCAGTCACAGAGATTGTTTCAGCACTCAAGACAGAGATCACAACTCTTTTGACCGAATACAAAGAATCACCATTCACTTACAATCTTGAGGCAAATGACTCTCAGTTGGATAAATCATTTGGACTCAAGGTTGGATCTGCAAGTGTTGTGGCAGGTGTTACAAAGCACCTGACATTTGACCAAGAGTTCACACTGGATCTCACAAGAAAGTTTCTCACTAAGAAAGATCAGGGAGATAAGGACATGAGATCCAAGATTGAGTTGATCCACACTGACATAGAAACATTGTACAAGTCTATGAGCTTGAGGGCATTCAATGTCCCAAGTGCAAAGATCTTATTGATCACACCTCTGGACATATCAGCACCAAGCACAGAAGATAATATTGTGACAGTTACAATGACTTTAAAGGTTCAATACAGAGTTGTAATAAATTAAATAGGAGATCATCATGGATTTTGTAATTAAAGGAAGGACATCAGTCTTTATCAAGAAAGAAGTCACAGAAGGATCATATCAAGCACCAGACTCAGCACTGGATGCAATTGAAGTTCTTGAGGACTTCTCTGGTTTCGAGTTCACAAGAGAGTCAATTGAGAGATCAGTTCTTTCAGATACAGTTGAAAGTGAAGCACCTCGTGCAGGTCTTCCAAGTGTGATGGGAACTCTTCCAACTGAGTTCAAAGCAAGTGCAGTTGAAGGTGGTGCACCAAGAACAGATGTATTGATGGAGTCTCTCCTTGGTGGAAAGAGACAGTCTGTCTCTGCAATCACATCAACAACTGGACACACAACAACTGTGATCAACCTTGATGACTTAGATGTAAACAAGATCAAAGCAGGGGACAGTGTTCATTTGAAGATTGCAGGTGCTCACAAAGTACGGCCTGTTAAGTCAGTGAACAACACACTTGGTGCTGCATCAATCACACTTGATGTTGCACTTGATGCAGCACTTCCAGATGGAACAGTGATTGCACCTTTGACAACATACTTCTTTGAAACAAACAACTCTGCATTCTCTGTGAGTGCAGAGTTGGGTGATGAGATCCTTGAGAAAGGTATTGGTGGAAAGGTTGAGTCTGGTGAGATTGGCAACTGGACAACAGGCCAGATCCCACAAATCACATTTGCAATCAAAGCTCTTGAGCTTCAAAAAGAAGTATCAGGAATCTCTCTCAATCCAGACTTCTCAACTGAACCACAACCTCCAGTTGCTTTGGATGCATGTGCATACATCAATGGAGTTGAAGTTGATTATAATGAGTTCAAACTGAGCATGAAGAACTCTCTTTCTGAGTTGATGTCTGCATGTTCAGGTCAAGGAAAGATTGCAACTCGTAACACAAAACTTCTTGTGACTGGTTCAATCAATCCATACATGTCAACCGACAATGTTGATTGGTTTGATAAGTTCAATGCATCTCAAGCTGTTTCATTGTTCATCCATATTGGAAATCCAAGCACAGTTGCAGGTGAGTACAAGAACATATCAGCAATCTATATGCCACAAGTTGTCCTGACATCAGTGACAAATGGTGATCAAGATGGAGTTCTCACAGATGAGCTTGAGTTCCAAGCATTTAAGAAGAACGGCAATGATACTTTATTTATGAGTTTTATTTAAGCATCCAAGAGGTTTCAACCTTTTTTCTCTTGGTTGTTTTTAAGAGTCCTCTGTCTTTGACAGGGGACTTTTTGTTGAGTCATAATGTTATCTAATTCACAAAAGGAAACCACATGAAAATTCTCAGGACATCAGATCTTGTCACACTCTCAGCAAATGGGATTGAGGTTGATTTCTCCCCACTCACATATGAGAAGTCAATTGAGTTGTCAGGTTTCACAAAGACAGTTGCAGGTGAGGTTGTTGTTGATGGAAGAAAGCAAACTCATTTCTTGATCAAACATGCAGTCAAAGAGATTAGAGGTGCATTTGATTTTGAGGACAAGGCAATTGTTCTCAAGGCAGTCAATGGTGAGATGGATGACAAAGACATCACAGATGCAATCAACATCCTTGTTCACACATCTTTTGTCTATCCTCTTTCATACATATCAAACTCTGCAAGACCAAAGGGATTTGATGGAGTGGACATCCTGATCAATGGAAAGAAGATAGACTTGGGAAACGAGTAACAGAGTCACTCTTATCTGTCCTGCTTGATGAGATCAGATCTCACTCAAGTGTGACTTGGGATGACTTGGTTGAGATTGTTGCAACCTTTGTCTCAATCCACAATTCAAACTTCCATTGCAGGACATCTGAGAGAAAGGGATGTTTTGAGCTTGTCCCCAAGTGGAGGCGAGATCAAATGAAAGGATGTGGAGAATTGTCTGTCAAACCAGTCATGATCTGGAAAGACAGGTTGAGATTTTTCAAATGTCCAACCAACATCAAGAATGGATATGTTGAAGAACTGATAGGACTTAATAGACAATACGAGAATGGAATTTTACCATATGAAGGATCACTGTTCTCTCAACCTGCAAAGCTTGTTGAAGTGTTCAACCAGATCAATTCTCTCAGACTTGATGAAGAGATCTCAAGATCCAAACATGAGGAAAAAAAATGGCAGAAAACAAAATTGAAATCCAGATAGATGCCAATGTTTCAAGCTTATCAAAGTCTATCAAAGATGCTGATGCTGCAGTTGCAAAACTGTCAGATGGTATCCAATCAGGAATGAGAGATGCAAGAGTCTCAGTTGAGAGAGTTTCAAAAGAAGTTTCAAATGGTCTTGGTTCATCAATAGCAAAAATTGCAGGTGGAGTCTCTCTTGGTAACTTAGTCACCAGAGGACTTGATGCTGCATTCAGTGCTATCAAAGAGTTCACAGTTGGATCAGTTGCAGCATACAGTGAACAACAAGATGCTTTGAACAAACTTGGGTTTGCACTTAAAGCATCTGGAGATTATTCAGAACTTGCACTCCAGTCATTTGTCAGATTCTCTGCACAGATGCAACAAACATCAAAATATGGTGATGAACTTATCCTTGATCAACTTGCACTTGCAAAGTCATTTGGTGCAACCAATGAACAAGCACAAGTTTTGGTTCGTGCAGGTGCAGACATGGCCGCAACATTTGGTGGATCTCTTGACCAAAGAGTTGAGCAACTTGGAAAGACTTTCTCTGGAACTGCAGGAAAGCTTGGACAACTTGTCCCTGAACTTAAAAACTTAACAGATGCCCAATTGAGGGCGGGTGCAGGTGTTGATCTTATTGCATCGAAACTTGCAGGTGCAAGTGCAAATGAACTTTCAACACACACTGGATCTGTGATTGCAATGAAGAATGCATATTCAGATTGGCAGGAAGAAATCGGACAAAGCATCTCTGATAGTTCTGCAATGAAAGACACAATCAGCATTCTTAAGAAATTGTTTGAGTCATACACAACATCAATCCATGATGCAAGGATAGAACAAGAAAGAGAGTCAGGATCACTTGTTGAAACTGCAGACTCAGTTGGACAACTCAATAGGAAGCTTGATGAGTTGAAAGTCAAAGAAATTGATTGGGAACAAACTCTGATCAATCCATCATTGTTTGATAAGTTTATTGGAAGCAATAGGAATGCAATTCAACAACTCCAGAAAGCAAGAGATGAGATCAAGGTCATTCAAGATCAAATTGTCCAAGCAAACACTGCAGTTTTTAGAGCTGCAGAAGATCAGTACAATGCTGAACAAAAAAAGAAACCAAAAGAAATTGTAAACTCTGACGAGCAAACAAAAATAATTGCAGACAAGCAAGCACTCAATGCACAACTTGAGGTGATTGATCTTGAGTACAAAGCATTCCAAGATCAGATGAGGATTGATAAAAACATCTTAACTGGTGAGGGACAACTATTTGAGTATGAAGTCTTGATTGCACATGAGACTGCAAAAATAAATGCAATCAGAGATGCTGAACTTGCAAAGACTCAGATCATAAAGGATGAGGGAGTAAGAAAGGCAACTCAAGACAACATCAATAGGAAAGCAGAGATTGATGGACTCAAGTTGACTGCAACTGCAAAAAGAAAGGCAAGTGAAGATCAGATAAAACTTGATAGACAAGAATCTGCAACAAAGCTGCAGATTGCAAACAACTTCATGAGTGCAGGACTTGCAATATCAAAAGAGGGATCAACTGCACAAAAAGCTTTGATGATTGCTCAAGCAACAATGAACACATACATGGGTGCAACAAATGCTCTTGCAGACACAAGACCTGCTTGGCTTGCACCTGCAATGGCAGCATCAATGATTGCACTTGGACTTGCAAATGTTGCAAGGATAGCAGGTGCAAAATTTGAGAGTGGAGGGATTGTTGGTGGAAGTTCTTTCACTGGAGATAAGATTGGAGTGAGAGTAAATTCTGGAGAGATGATTTTAAATTCTCAACAACAAAAAGAAATGTTCAAACAAATCAATGCAGGTGGTGGTGGATCAAATATTGAACTAATAAGACAAGTGATCTCTGAGTTCAGATCAATGCCAATAACTGTCCAAGCAAACTCAAGAGAGATTGCAAGACTTGTCAGAGATGAAAGAATCTCTGGTTTCGGAGTTTAATATGCAGCAAAAATTCTTTGTTGAGAATCTTGTCCAAGGATCTTTGAAGAGTGCATCTTCAACTGACATCCCACTCAGTCCAGTCAATGCACAGTTTCCATTGTCAAACCTTGATGATGACAGAAGAACAAAAGTTTTTAGGTCCACAACAAACAATGTTTCAATTGTGTTTGATCTTGGTATTGCAAGAGACATCAATTCAATCTTGATTGTTGATTCAGGGATTGGATCATTTGGATTTGTGACTGCAGACATTCAATTCAATGCAGTTGACTCTTGGGGATCAATACCAAGTCAAAGCATCTCCATTGATCCAATCTTTGGTTTTGCAAATTTACTTCTCACATCGGTTGAGCATGTCCGATTTGTGAGACTCACACTAAACAACACTGCAGGATATTGTGAGCTATCAAAGATATTTATTGGTGAAGATGTTTCAGTTGGTGAGTTGAGTTTCTCATATCCAATCACATTCAGACAGAACAACAATGCCACAATGCAAAAGAATAGACTTGGACAAAAGTTCTTTGATGAGATCAATTCTCAGAAAGAGCTTGAGGGATCATTCAATACAATAAACAAGGAAGAACTTGAGTCTTTGTTTGAGGTGTTTGATTATGCATCTTTCACAAGACCTGTCTGGATATTCTTTCCAGAGGGACAGATCACAACAAACAATCACAGACTTTGTGGATACTATTATTTGAAGGATGATCCAAGTATGCAGTTGCTTCCTGCTAATTATTGGAATGTGACATTGAAGTTTGAGGAAGGAACATGACCACACTTGTTGCAGATCAATTGATCACTGAGCTTGTTCAACCTTTGAGCATATACAGAGACATGAGTCTGGTTGGCATCAGAGCGAAACTGTACTTTCACAACTCACCAAGTGGGACTTTCTATTTTAATTTCTATAAGAATGGTGATCTTTTTAAGTCTGTTATGTTCACAAGTGCATGGAGCAAGCTGCAGATAGGAACTCTTGATCAATCTTTCTGGATTGATATGGCCATACAAGAACCAATCAACCTGTCCCAAGGTGACATTGTGGTCAAGCTTGAATCAAGTGGATACCTGTTCACATCGTCTGCTTGGTTGGGTTGGTGCAAAGATTTCAACCAAGTCTCAGGAAATGTGATTGGGACTCCAATTGACTTCACAGAGCATCCTTTTATCCTTAGACTGATTGAGTACACTGAGAGGGAGTTTTAAATGTCCATCAAGATAATTACAATTTCAGACGGTTTTGGATCTTCAACTGTACCATCAATCACTGATCCATCATCATCTCAGGTCTTGCATTACACTGTGACATCTGGAGATCTTGCAACTGGATACATTATTCTATCAGTTGCACCAAACAATCCAAACTCAGGGATTCTTTCTTGGGTTGGGATCTCTCAACAATATGGTTCAGACTTTGACATCACTGGTGTGAGACTTAATTTTCTCCCCAACCTATTGCCTAAAATGACTGCAAATGATTATATAGTTCTATATTACCAATAAGGAAGGTTTAACATGTCACAAATTGAGAAACGTGGATTAGCATCAGACTCGGTTGATGGAACAAAAACAAAGTTTTTGAACAATCAATCTTTCAGAGCAAGGAATGTTGCAAACAATGCAGACATCTCATTGTTCAAACTCAACACATCAGATGAATGGATCTTTGAAGTTCTTCCAAAATACTCTGGATCAAACATTGCAACTGAATCATTTGTCACAACTGCAGTTGGTCCTCAAGACTTTGTTCCAAACTCAGAGAAAGGTGCTGCAAATGGTGTTGCAACTCTTGATGGTGCAGGACTTGTCCCATCTTCTCAGTTGCCTTCATATGTTGATGATGTTCTTGAGTATGCAGATCTTGCATCATTCCCTGTCACTGGTGAATCTGGAAAGATCTATGTCACACTTGACACACTAAGAACTTATAGATGGTCTGGATCAGTTTATGCAGAGATCTCACCAAGTGCAGTTCTCAGTGTAAACAGTCAAACAGATACAGTTGTGCTTGATACTGATGACATCAGTGAAGGATCAACAAATCTATACTATACACAAGCAAGGTTTGATTCTGCATTCACTGCAAAATCAACATCTGATCTTAGTGAAGGAACAAATCTATACTTCACTGATTTAAGAGCAAAAAGTGCTGCAGTTTTAAATTCAACTGCAGGATCAGAGACAGATCAAGCTGCAAGTGTTTCAGCAATGAAGTCATACATTGATGCTCAGTCTGCAAATGTTGCAGTTGAGACATTCACTCTTGCAGGTGGAGACATCACAAATGGATATATTGATTTGCTTGTGACTGCAGACAAGGTGATTGATGTGACTCCAAAGGGATTTCCATCACAGTATCCAGTTGATGACTACACATTGAGTGTTGTTTCATTGAAGACAAGAATCACTTTTGCAGGTGATATGTTATTGCTTCAATCTGGTGACAAGCTTAAAGTCTCTTACTCTATTTAATTAAGACAATCGGGGAGTCACCACAATGGCAAAGATTGAAGACAGGGCAATTTTCTTAAGTGCAAATGCTCTCAATAAAACTCTTGAGCAAGCAATCATTGATGGTGACTTATCTGGAAGTGGATCAACTCCAGATGCAACAACATCACTCAAGGGAAAATTAAAACTTGCAGGTGATCTTGGTGGAACTGCAGATCTTCCAACTGTTCCAGATCTTGCAAACAAAGCACCACTTGCATCTCCATCACTTACTGGAACACCAACAACTCCAGACATTGCACCACTTGATTCATCATCACAAATTGCTAATACAAAGTATGTTGATGATGCTGTTTCAGTTGCAGTGAGTGGTGGATCATCTCCAATGGAAGTGTTCAATCATACTGTCAAAGTCAATGGTTCAGCATACTCAACTGTTACAGGTCTTAACTATTTTACATCACCAAGTGCAAAAACAATCTCTCATGTAAAGCTAAGGATCTGGACAAAGAATGCAGTTGTGACAGGATCAATGACAATTGATATTAAAAAGAACACAACTCCAGATGATGTTGGTATGACATCAATCTTCTCTTCACTTCCAACAATAAACTTTGCAACTGCAGTTGATTTTGATTCAAATGGTGGAACTGTATCTGGTGGATCAATTTCAATTGGTGATGTTCTAAGATTGGACATCACATCAATCCCAAGTGGATGGGTTGGAACTATATCCATCTTGGTGTATGCATAATGAGCACATATGAAGAGTTCACTCAAAAGACAAGATCTCAAAAGATAGTTCTTGCACACATTGATGGAAGAGAGAGAGTCAAACTGTTTGACCTGCACTCTCCAAATATATATGTGAGGGATGTTTCCCATTTTGTGATTGCAGTCAAGATTGATGGATCATACTTAACACAAGCAACATCCGATGTGTTGAATCAAGGTGAGTTTTATTTCTCATCAGATAGTGGAAAGTTATTTGTCAGATGTCTTGATGATGCTGATCCAATATCAAAATCAAACTGGATCACATACAGATTCTTTTTTTCAAACATTGATTCATTTGCACCAAGTGGAATATCATCTGGTGAGATTGTTCATTATGAGTCAAGAATCAAAGACATTGGTGAGCTTAAAATGGAACTTGATTTTGAGCAAACAGGTATTGCACTTGAAAGCAATTCAAGTCTCACGCTCCATAATAATGACAAGTTCTTTGACGAGATCTTTGATACAATACTATGGGAAAATAACAATGCAAATTTTTGGTCATGGTCCAAGTCTATTCCATTCAGTGAAGCAAGAAAGATCTACTCTGGAATAGTATCAGACAAATCATTCAACACAACTCAAGTTAAGTTTACACTCAAAGACCAACTCACAAAATTAAAGCAACCACTTGATCTTGGAAGGTTCACAAGTCTTGATGGAGAGATTGAGTCATCCATACTTGGGAAACCAAAGAGAGTTGTGTTTGGGAGAGTGGACAAGATAAGAACTCAAGGCATTGACAAAGTGCTTGATGGCTTCACATTACAAGGAACATTGACTGGAGATTCAAATAGAAATCTTTTGACTGGATCTGCTCAAGGACTTATTGGTCAAACAGTGGTCAATGGACTCGGAACAAACTTCAACACACTGGCTTCAGGAAACAAGATCAAGATCATTGGACCACTCAATGAATACACATATGAAGTTCTCTCAGTTATTTCACCAATTCAAATAAGTGTTACATCACCAATCACTGCAACTTTCTCAGGTTCTCAAGTGAGAAACCTTGAGGTTGAAAATAACATTGTGACTGGTATTGGAACAGACTTCATCAATCAACTTTCAAATGGTGATGTCATAACTGTCATTGTGAACTCAGAGAAGTACAAACATACAGTTGATATTGTTTCATCATCAACACAAATAATTGTATCAGATGAGATTGAAGTTGGATTTTATGGCATCTCAGCAATCTCTCTTCCAGAGGTGAGTTACAGAAAGAAGAACAGAGAATGGCACATTGCAGGTCACAAGCTCAGAGAGTACACAACAACAATCTCTCTGATTGAAGATGCAACAAATATTGAAGTGATTGCAATTGGTGACATCCAAGCAGGTGACATGATCACAGTTGGACTGAACACATACTCTGTCATCAGGACAACTGGAAACAAAGTGAGACTCAACCAAGGACTCATTGGAGTTGTGATTGTCGGGGACAGTCTGACAAAGATACCAGTTCTTGCAGTATACAATGGAAAGGATAGATTCTACATAAACAGAGACTATACGATTCTGAACACACCAACTGACTCTGTGATTGTTCTTGATGATCTTGCAGAGTTCAACATTGCAGCATCAAAGTATCCAACTGTTCAGTTGTCATTCACATCTGGATCTCCAATCATTACATCTTTATCAACTGACATTGATCTCAATGATGTGTTTAAACCAAGAGACTGGATCAGATCAAGATCAATCAATCTCCAAACATGGTATGAAATTCTTAGTGTTTCACAGGACACCATAGTCTTGAGATCAAATGTCACAACAACTTTCTCAGGTCTTGGACATTTAAAGTCACCAAATTATGTTGGTGATGACTCTTTGATTTTGACTGACTGCCTTGGACTTGATGATGGTGACTGGATCAGGTATCCATCACAAGCTGTTAAGTGGATTTTATCCAAGACAGGTTTCACTGATTTCAACAATGCATCATTTGATCAAGCAACTGATGATTGTGAGATGACTCTTTCAGCATATTGGCCACAAACAATCGGATCAGAGTTCCCAATAATAAGGGACATGATCACATCCATCAACCAGAGTTGCTTTGGATCACTGTTCATGGATCTGGATTTTAATTTTACATATAGCATTCTTAACTCAGACAAGCCAGAGGATCTCCAGATCCTCAAAGATGAAGACATATTGAACTTCTCTGTCACAACAAAGAACAACATCATCAACTCCATTCTTTTGAATTATGCACCAAATGTTGATGTTGATGCTGAGTCTGAAACATTCAAGACAATGATACTAAAATCAGACTTTGTGGATGAAGCGATTGGAAAGGTTGAAAGACTCACTCAGACTGCATTGCTATACTATCCAGAGGACGCAACCACCATTGCACAGAGATGGTTATTTTTTAGATCTCTCACTCAGACAATGGTGACAGTCAATGCCAAGTTGAACATCACATCATCCTCACTAAATGACAAAGTGTTCTTGGATCTGTCCAGACTGTTCAAAAGGTTTGGAGGGATAGACAGAAGAAAGATTGGGATAATCAACTCAATCAGCAAAGACTCTGAGAACACCTCCATTGAGTTCAATGATCTTGGAAACCTGTTCAATAGGGTGCCAAGTATCTGTCCAGATTCAACCAATGACTACATTGAGGGAGAGTCTGATGTTGCCAAGTATGGTTTTATTGTGGATGATTTAAGTGAAACTGCAGATCCGAGTTCAGAGATTGGACTTGGGACAAATTTAATAGGATGAGCAATGGCATATTCTGAATTAGTAGATAGCACTCTTGCAGTTGGGAAAGCTTTGAAGCGTGAACTGTTCACAAAGATCAGAAATAATTTCATAGATCATGAGGCAAGAATCTCATCACTCGCTCTTGGATCATCACCAATTGAGGTTTTCAACTTTCCAATATTGAATGCATCATCATCAAGCACACTGACAGGTGTGACTTATTATAGAGCACTCACTGGATTTACACTATCATCTGTACAGATTGAGATCTTTCAGAAAGGTGCAGTCACCTATGGAAACCTTTCAATTGATGTGAAGAAAGGACCAAGTCTTGATGGTGCAACCATGACATCTGTCCTCACCACTCAACCAAACATTGATTTCACAACTGATCCAGATTACACTATTGCATCAGGTATTTTGAATGGTGCAAACCAACTTGTTTTGCAGGGTGAAGTTTTGAGACTTGATGTGACTGCACTTCCAACAATACCACTTGGAAGATTCAGAGTTCTTGTTTATGGAAATATTTAATTTTTAGGAGACTCAAATGTCATCACCAATCATCATTCCATTTGACTTTAATCCAGTAGCATCTGGAACCAAGACTGGAAACTACACTATCCCTGCAGGAAGATATGCAAGATTAGTTGTTGATTGCAAACAAACAAAATATGGAAACAACACAACATACACTGCAAGCTCAGGGAACTTGACATCAACTTTGACTGATCAACAGGTGAGTTTGGTTTTAAATGGAGTAGCCATCTATCCCATGCCATTTACAATTACAGTTGCAGTATCTACAACCACCCAAGCAACACCAAGGACAATGACTCTTAACTTACCTGTAGGATCATACTTTAAGAGAGAAACATATACAAATTACACATTGACATCAAATGCAGGAACAGGTGCAGTTGGAGGTTTTTTGTACAGGTCCGAGGGTACAGTAACAACTGGACTAAGTGATTCTTATCAATCTGGAACAATTACAGGATTTGCACATCAACAAACCAAAGCAAATGCATCTGGAACTCAAGCAGGAAATAACAACTTTCTTGTTTGGAATGGAGACTTAGAATCAATAAGTAGATGGGTTAAGTCTGGAGATGTTATTGAATGTCCACCAAATGGGACTTATTGGCTTGAGGAATATAACGTAATATCTTAAAAGAGGTTTATCATGTTTGGATTATTTGTAGATAATGTGTTGAGAAATTTTTGGGGAAACTCAATGGGTGACTTGTTCCTTGTGAACACTTGCAACAAACTTGAGATCAACATCTCAAATGTTCATCTGATGTATTATGCAGGACTCAAATCAAAACCAGAGTTCTATTCATTCGATGGAAACAAAGCTCTCTCAATTCTTAATCAGGTATCAACACCAACTCAGGTTGCAGCACTTGATGAGAATGGTGATCCAGTCCTTGATGAAAATTTGGATCCAATTTTTCACAATGAAGATGTCATCACATATGAAGTCCAATCAACAATCCAACCAGATCCTTACTTCTCTGGTGGAATTTTTGTGAAACCTTGTTAAGTGGACAAGGACTTGCTTGAGAATGAAAGAGAGTGGAGGCGATTTTTATCATCACAGATCAGTGAGATTCAAAAGAATCAAACAGACATGATGTTGATGATCACCACTCTCAAGCTTAAAGTGGGTGCTGTTTCCTCTGTGTTTGGTGCAGTTGGTGCAATGGTTGTCACTTGGTTGTCAAAACACTTCCAAGGATAGTTTATGATGGAATACAAATCAAAATACATTCAAGATGGTATGGTGTCAGTTCACCCAATCATTCACGAGATCCTGAAAGAGATGGACTCTTGGTGTCAAAAGTATGACAAATCAAATCTGATGATCTCTGAGTCTCTCACAACTCTTGCACAAGACAATGCACTCAAGAGAGTCTCATCTTCTCACAGAGAGGGGAGAGCATGTGACATTGATGTTTCTCCACATGGAGTGTTGTGGCCAAAACAAAAGCTCATTGCTTTTTCTCACTTCTTTGGTGAGAAATACAAGTCACTTGGTGCAAATTCAAAACTTGGGACAAGGACATTTTTATTGGTTCATGACTCTGGACATGGTTTGCATTGTCATGCTCAAATAGGGAAAGACATTGTTGAGAAATTTAAGAACACATATCCCAATTGGAAGTATCCAGTTGAGAAGAACAAAAGGAAGAAAGATGAATGAAGAAAAAAAAGCCTATGACATTGCAAACCTTGCAATCAAACTTAAAGATCAAGGTCTTGAGCTTGCAGAGGAAAGTGCTGAACTAATTCTCAAAGCAACATTTGAATGGTTGGAAGAAAGTGCAAAGCTTTCTGCAACTCCATATGATGACATGGCAATGATTGTTATTCCTCAAGTGAAGAACTTTATCAGCAAGGCAGTTGATAAGATTGATGGTCAACAAGGATAATTAAGATGGGTGCAAAGATCCTCCAAACTCTGATCACTTCTGTACTCATTCCACTTTTGAAGGATCTTGCATTCATGCTAATCAATATGTTCAAAGTCAGACAGATCAGAAAGGATGTGTCTGATCTTGCCAAGAAGAAAGCAGAGATTCTTCTGAATGCAAAGACCGACAAAGAGATTGCAGATGCATTCAGGAACTTACAATGAAGATTTTTTTATTGGTCCTGATGTTCTTGTCTTCATGTTCAGATCTTCCAACAACTCAAGATGATGATCAGTGTATGCCAATCATGGTTTCAAAAAAAGATCTTGATGGTGTGGAATGGATCTCAACAACTGAGTCTTATTGTCTTTGCAGAAAGCACAGATTCTCTCTCCAGTACATTGGCATTGTACCGACAACACAACCTTGGAAAGAACCAATCATGAACTGCAACAAGGTCATTGGATGGAAACCAGAGGCATATGGAAGGAAGTCTGCATACTTTGAGAATGTCAGACAGTCAGTCAAAAAAGCAATGGAAAGGAAATGATTGAACAGGTGGTCATCATGTGTGAACTTTTTATTGGAATAGCAATTCTTGGATTGAGTTTTTATGTCATCATCAAAATCAGGCCATAAAAAAGACCAACCAAAATCTGGTCCTCATAGACCAAAATCTGATGTCAGTCATTGGATTGAGAAGTACATCCAATCTCATCTTGATGGAAACAAAACTCTCAAAAAATTATATGGCGATATTATTTTAAAGCTTGGTGGAAAGATCCCAAAACTTTAAATGAACTCTTTCATGTGGATCTTTATCAGATCAATTGAGTCTGCATAAAAAGCAACACCACCAAGTGCAGTGATGTTTTTGATGAACAATACCTGATCATCTGATGCAAGTTTCTCCAGTTGTTCTTGGGATCTCTCCATCACTCTCATGGTCTTCTTTGAGATGTATGGTTTCTTCACCTCTATTGCAAGCATCCTTCCATTTATAATACCAAGAATGTCAGATACTCCATTGAGTTGATTCACACTCATTGCCTTTCTGAATGTTCTCTTGGTTGGATCATACAATCCAGTTGATTGATTCTTCCAACAAAAGACACCTTTCTTTCTTAGGAAAGTAATGATGTCATTTTCAATTTGCTTTTCTGTTATTGTCATCTGATCATTGAAACAAAGGGCAATCACAAAAGCAAGGATGCTTTATTGCCGAATCTTTACAATGTCCTCATTGGGTTGGTTGTCTGTTTGTTGATGTGCTCACATCTCCACAATCTGCCTTTCACATACTCCATAAATGCAAGTCATCAACCACCAATGAGGTTCATTCATGATGAAAATTGATGCAAGAGGCAAGAGAGTTCTGTTCATCAGTGATGCCCATATCCCATACTCTAAAAAAGGATACCTTGAGTTTTTAGCTGAAACAAAAAAGAATTTTTTCAGGCCTGATGATATATGCATCAACATGGGTGATGAGTTGGACTTTCATGGATTGTCATTCCATGACTCAGACTCGTCACTGTTCTCTGGTGGTCATGAGTTGGACAGATCAATTGAAGAACTACATTGGGACAATGGACTGCACTCACTTTTTCCTGATATGAAGCTTCTTGAATCCAATCATGGGTCAATGGTGCTGAGAAAAATGAAGCATCACCAGATACCAATCAGAGTCCTCAAACCACTCCATGAGATATACCAAACACCCAAGTGGTCTTGGCATGAATCAATCCTGATCCTGACAGATCTTGGTTGGGTGTACTGCACACATGGAAAGAGTGGATCATATGCAAAGCTTGTTGGATCGCTTGGGTGCTCAGTTGTCCAAGGACATTTTCACACCAAGTTTGAAATCACTTATCATCGAACATTGATGGCAACAAAGTTCTCAATGTTTGTTGGATGTCTTGCAGACAGAGACTCTCTTGCAATGGCATATGCAAAGACAAACATTCCAGAGTTCATCAATGGGACTGGAGGGATCACAGAGTTTGGACACCCAATCCTGTTTCCAATGTTGTCAGACATCAACACACCTCCACCAATCCCAAGTGAATGCTTGACTCAATAGCACTCACTTGGAACAATAAAGATCTCAAGACTCATGAGCATTATTTCAGTGAGAACACCAAGGAAGGTGTCCTCACTTTTTTAAGTTCAGAAAGTTGTGAATCTCTTTGATCTTGGATCTCTTGCTCTCTCTCCTCATGACAAGCATCACAAATCCACCAAGCAGAAAGACTTTAAGGATCTCACCAAGTGTGATCATTTTCCACTCCCAATCAAGGCACATCTTTCATTTTCAAGTGCTACAAGATCAAGAATGTAATGATCAACAAACTCTTGCAATGACCATCCAGTGAGTGATGATATGATATTCATATCAAGATCACTCACTCTCAAATATCTTTTTTTCTTCACCAACTGATCAGGAAGTTTTGGCCTTCCAACTGGTTTCTTCTTTTTAGTTTTCACATCATCCACCTTTGTTGTTCTTAAAGTATTCTCTCACTTCATCTGCCTCATCCAACATCTGTTCCCTGTTCTTTCCAACAAACAATCCATCTTCTTGATTCTTTCTTCTGATTCTGGTGATTGTCTCCATTGTGGGTGTGTCCTTATCCATGATGATGGACTTCATCTTGTGATATGCCTCATCACCAATCTGGTTTCTTAAGTCATGATATATCACAAGATATGAGATCCAGAGAAGTTTGTCAGAGTCTCTGGTGTTTGAGAATTTATTTAAAATCCATGCAACTTTGTCCTTAACTTTTTTAAGATCACTCAACATCTGACACCTCATCTTGTGGATAGCACTTCTCACAATACACTCCACCACTCTCTTCATGACATCCTGCAAGCTCTTGGGCATTTGTGAGATAAGTGTTCACAGAAAGTTTCAACTCTCCAGATGTTTGTTCAAAGCCTGTCACTTGGACTGCATTCACAATGAATGCTTTTTTGCACTTGTCACATCTCACACAAGTTCCCTCATGGATTGTTGGTGCGGTTGTTGTATCTTTTGCATTGAACCTCACAAAGAAATATTCTTTGCCTTCAATTGGTTTTGTCTTGTCTGGAACTGGTGTGACTGTAAGTTGTGATCTCATAAATTCTCCTTGTTGTTTTAAATTAAATACTATCCAACCAACTCTGCAACCTTATCCCAAGCACCCTCAAGCTTCAAAATCATTTCAAGTGACTCTCTTTGACCATCTGGATATTTTTTTGTTGGTGCTTTGTATCTGTAAGATGTAGATAATTTTCTTTCTGCTTTCACAAGTCTTGCAACAATGTGTGGTGCATGGTTTCCTGCAACTGCAATCTCTTTGTTTGATGAGAAGATGCACACTGCACATGATGCTCTTGAAACTCCCAATGAATAGCATGGATGAACAGGGATCTTGTTCTCTTTGATAACACTCCAGACTTCTCTTTCTGAACATGGAAGTATTGGAGACAAGTGATGTACAGTTCTTCCATTTACTGAAAGTGTTTCACTGAATCTGATTGCCTCAAGAAGTGCTCTCTGATCAGACTCCTCAGCTCTCTCACCAATCAAGACAACAATGTTTCCCTTTAAAGTTCTTACCAGTTTGTTAATTGGTCCAGTCTTCAAAGAAGATGTGCACCATCTGCAATCCATTGATGGGAACATTTGTTCAACTGACTCCCCTTTGCTTATTTTTTTTCTCTCAAGGATGTCCACAAATCCTATCAACTTTCCAGTCTTGTCAATTGCCTGAACAAAGTGAAGCTTGTCTGCAACTCCAAAATGGATACACTGATCAATCACAACTTGTTTTGTTTCATCCCAATCAATGTCAATTGTTGCATGAACAAAGATCAATTTTTCAAGTGGGAAATTATCAAGTGCATATTGCATCAACACTGATGAGTCCTTTCCACCAGAGATGGAAACAACTACATGGTCAAAAGCTTGTTTAATGAAGTCTTTAATTTCTGATCTGTTCTCTTTCATTTGATGTCCTTGTTGTTTGTTGCCTCATGGCAAGAGGGATAATATCACAACCACAATTGTTGTCCACCTCTAAATTCAAAATATGATCAAACTCAGGTACTTGCATATGCTTTTTTGATGGTGTTTTTTTATTTCACCAATGAGAGCACAGGGAGATCTTTCAATCTCCCAATGGAAACTACAATGGAGACTCGCAACCTGCAACATGTTTCTCTGCAATAGCACCAACACCATAAGGGACTGAGTTTGATTTCCCAATTGGAGAGTTGTCACCATGTGAGAACTTGATCAGGTGAGATCCTTCATGAATAAATGTGTTGGTGAGTTCTTGTGTTGGTCTTGGAAGCTTCCTTGTGTTGATCCAGATGGTTTCTCTGTCTGATGCATATGTGGTTGCATAAACTTTTGAATATGGATTTTTAGTTCTATATGTCCCAACCCTGATTGGTTTGATATTTCTGAATGCAGACTCAACATCATTTGGACTCATGTCAGTGTAGTCATACTTGGCATATGATCCAATCTCTTTCAGAAATGATTCAGATCTCACAACACAATTTGCAACCTTGATTGCTTTCTGTAATGACTCAATGGTTGTGTTGGATGTGAACACTGGAGACATGATCTGAGTTGCAATGGCAGGTGTCTCAGACACACTTGGTGGAGTGATTGGTGTCTGGAGTTGTGAGCAAGAGACAATGCAAAGTAATAGCAAAAACATTTTCATCTGGAGTCCTTGGTGTGAGTGATGAAATAATTTTCCACCACTCCACTCAAGAATCAAAGACGAGTCATGTCAAAGTTTTTTCAGTTATAAAAGCAAGAGCAACATTCCTTGTTGGAAAATCACCTTGGACAAATTCTGTCCCAAAGTAAACCTCCCAAGTTTTCTTCCATGTTGGGCCATGTCCAGTATCACACACCTTGTGAGTTGATGACTTCTTAAGAGAGAAACCTTTGAGATGTTCTGGAGGAATGGATGGAGTCTTCTTGCCTCTCACAAAGGTTGGATTGACCTGCATACTTTCACCTTTGAGAAACATCCAATTCTTTTTTAAGTCATATGATGACAACTTGTTCCCATTGTCTGCATTCACATACTCACCACAACAAACTCTCCTCACATTCATTTTCTCAAGAGTCACTTTGTTTTTATATATTAGCTTTATTTCAGAAGACATTTTTGATCCTTGTTGCACCTGATAGGTGGATGAGAGCAAGTGGAGATCCAAATGGTGCACAGATATTGGCAGTCCCTCCCTCGGTGTCAAAATGTCCATTGAAGACAAAATGTTCTCCAGAGTGTTCTCCAGATACAACCTCAAACAAAGATCCCTTGAGTCCAATGTTTCTCTCAATCAAGTCATCAAGTGTTTCAACTGGAGTTGAGAAGTTGAATCTCTTGTCAATCAACAAGAACACTTCTGAGAGAGTTGGAACAAACTTGATTGGTACATCTCTGAAACATTCTAAGAAACTAAAGAGTGCAGGATCATCTGTTTCAAGTTCAACATCATCCAGATCATTTACAAAGTTTCTTGGATCTTCTTGCATGTTTAGTGCTAATTGCCTCATCTTCATCATCGGTGTCCTTTGTTGTTTTAAAATATTCCTTATCAAGGAACTCATCAACATTCATCCTTGGAAGAAAGATCTTTAAGATCTCCAAACATTTGAGTGCATCTGCAGATGCATCATGATGATCAAAGTCTTTCAGTCCAAGTGTTTCTGAGATTGATTTGAGGTTAAGTTTATCAAATCCAAATTGGATGTCCAAGTGCTTTGCAATTGAGTGTGTAGAAAGGATCTGACTTTCTGGACAAGACTTGTACAGATCCCAATGATGGTCCAGATCAAACAGGTTGTATTTTAAAACAGCATAATCAAAACAATAAAACTGTCCAAAGATGGATCTGTTTGCATGACAAACAAAGTGAGATGTTGGTTTTGATTTTAGCCAAGATGCTAAGTGGTTTCCAACCTTGTACCAAGGATCAAACTTTTTGGCCTGATCCCAAGTGATACCATGAATGAGTGATGCTTGATCTGCAGTCTTGTCCCACTTGGATGGTTTGGACTGGATGTCCAGTCTGTCAATGATGTTGAGATCCTTGTCACAATGAATGAAACATCCAGTGATGATCTGTGCATTGCTCACAACCTTGTCGGTTGTTTCGAGATCCACAATGATGAAACTATCCTGCATCAGATATGATCTCACCATTGTGAATGAAATAAAACTTCTCAACAATTATCTGGAAAGTGAGTGGAGATTCTGAGTCAACTGCAAACAGATCCATGTGACCATCAATCACAATCATCCTTCCATTTTCCTTAACATATTGATGGATGCATCTTGCATTGCCTTCATATGCAATTACATTCCACCAACAAACTTTGTCATGACCATTCCTTGATGCTCTCCATGTCTTAATGGTGAACTTCAAAAGATCCCTTCCAGTTGCAGTCTTGCTCATCACAAGATTGTAAACTGGACCAATGACTTGGGATGTTGCCTTGGTGTGCATATTACTTCTTTTTGTTGTTAAAATCAGTGATCAGTTTGCTTGCCATATCTTTTGATATGCCTTCCACAATTTTAAAGTCCTGCCCATACATTTTCTTGATTGCATTGACTTGGGCAGGACTTGCAAGAATTACTTCTTGTTTTTTTTGCTCACTGGTTTGTTTGCTTTCTTGCTCACCTTTTTTGGTGAAGCTTTGATTGCCTTGGTTGAAGTTGCTTTGATTGCCTTGACTGTTTTTGTGACCATGTTGGCCTCCTTGTTTGTTGCTTGCATTGTTTCCATCATCATCATCACCACTTGGTGCAAGTCCTATGGTTGCAAGGTATGAATATCTTCTGTAATAAGTAATAAGTGATCCAAGCTTTTGAGGATCTGGTTGGTTTGGAAGGATCATCTCAGACTCAACCATCTCACCAGACTCATGGATCAGTTTTGTCACAATGACCATCTGGAAGAACATGAACTTTCCATCCTTGTCCTCTCCTTCAATTCTTCTTGTCTCTATTGGTTGAATGACTGCAAGACCACATTCATTGAGTGCAGGTTTCACAGTATCAATGACAGTTGAAAGGTTTGCATACTTGGCATTATTGAAGAATGGATTTGTCTCAGACTTTGAGATCTTCTCAACTGACTTTTGAAAATCAACAAGTGCTTTGAGAAGTTGTTTGGTTGGGTTGGGTGATTGAGTGATCATCTATTTTCCTTGTTGTTTTAAATGCTCACCAATTACTTTGAGAGCACTATCAATTTTTTCTTTTGTAGTCTTATTACATTTACATCTTCTTTCTGCAACAACTTTATCAACATGATCATAAAAAAATTCATACTCACACCCACACTCCTTGCATGTGTAAGTCTCTGACTGTCCTTCATCTGCTTTCATTTTTTATCCTTTGTGTATAGTTCATCCCATTTCTTATCAATCTTTCTTTGTCTGTATCCATACACAAGTTCCTTTGCACACATCTTGCAAGCATACTGATGACCATCAAGCTTTTTGTAGAACTCTGTGAGTGGGAGAATTTTAAAACAGTTGTTGCACTTTCTCATTTGATGTCTGGAAGTGAATAGCATGATGATGATGGAAAGTGTGGCTCACAAAACAACCTTGCAGTTGGTGCATCCACTCCAGATTTCTTCATCTCCACAACCTGACATGCCATGATTGCCTCATCTCTGGTGTAGCACCGAGAACCTTGATCCTGCTTGCCACATGAGACAAGCATCAGAAGAATGATTGGAAGTAAGTTGTGAATCATAGCAGACTCTCTTGTTGTTTTAAATAGGGACATCATATCATGACTTATCACACCAAGTGGAAATATCCATCCAAGGCATGTAAATTGTTCACACCTCTGGAGAGTTGTTCTTCATCCAGATGAGTTGAGACTGGATGCCTTGTCTCAGAATATCCTCTGCACCTCCAAATCCTGATCTCTTCCAATCAAGGAGGACCAACATCTCAATCCAAGTGGACTCAATGGAGTGTGATTCAAACAGGCCAATGTTCATTTTGAGGCAGTTCTTGGAATAGGACTGACACATCTTTGGGAGATACTCAATCCCGATTGTCTCAATCCATTTCTGTTTCAATTGGATGCACTCATCATGATCTTTCTTTGCATCAGGATCAGACTTTTTTTCTTGGATTGGTTTGGATCTTAACAGTTCAAAGATCTGTGCCAAGGTTGGATACTTCTCAAAAGTCCTGCCAATTCTTTGACAGACTTCTTTCACTTGGTGCTCTTTGATGTTGGACTGAACAAGATCTCTGGACCAATAAACAAGCTTGTCTCTGGTTGGCCCAAAAACAAACCTCTGAGTGAGTTCAACCAAGTGGTTGGTGATCTCAGTCACATGCCATTCTGGAGAGTGTGTGGATGCCTTTATCTTCTCAATAGATTCTTTGTCCTGCCAATGATTCAAATATCCATTCAAAGAAGTGCTCATGTTTCAAACCTCACCTGATTATTTTTAAGTCCT